CCTGTCCCTCACGGCTCAGTTCGTATCGCGCAAGACTGCTAAAGGCTGCGTCCTCAAACGTCTTGTAGCGTCCGGGCTTGTGTAATGGATGTTTGTTAGGTATGTACTTCCCATTGACCCACATCCTGCTAGGATTGTTTCCCCTATTATATTTTTTCATACACAAGCGGCAGCGATGGTTTAGTCCGTCTTGAGTTGTGCAGTCTTTAGGGAACTCGCTTATAGCCTTAGTCTCGTTACAGGTGTTGCAGTGTTTTACTTCAAACAGGTTTTGTTGCATCATTAGTGTGTCTCCGCCCATGTTGATCCAACTTTGTACTCTCCGTCGAGTGGACATCTGAGTTCAAAAGAAATGCCAGCCGCCTTGATGCACTCGACTGCGAGCCAGCCGAACTTCTCTGCTTGTTCTGAAGCCACCTCCGATTGTATCTCGTCATGTACGTTCCCTATAAACTTGTAGTCAATCTTGTGCTGAGTAGCGTAGTCATCCAGAAGCACCAGAGCCTTCTTCATGATGATAGCACCAGCCGCCTGTAGTAACGTGTTCAGTGCACTATGTTCTGACCTAACCCAGAGCTTTCGCCCGTCGAGGCCAGTGAGGTAACCCTTCCTAGACGCCTGTCCAACTCGCTCTCGTAGAGTTTCAAGAGAAGGTGTATTTCGTAGAAAGCGTGTCCTAAGCGCATACCCATCTCTTGCAGTTCCTCCGATGATACTTCCAATCTTTGCGTCTCCTGCTCCGTAGAGGAAAGCGTAGATGAAAGTCTTTGCCTGAGGTCTTGTTGCAAGTCCAGCAGCAGTTTGATTTCTGGTGTGAATATCGTCTCTAAGCAAGACATCTGTAAACTCCTCGTCGCCCATGTAGTGAGCCAACATACGTAGCTCTAGTCCACTGGCGTCTACTCCTACCAGCTTGCGTCCCTCTGGTACAATCCAACAGTCACGACACTCCTTGCCAAACTGAGAGTTGACTGACGGAACCTGTGCCATGTTAGGGTTCTGGTGTGTCATCCGTCCTGTGATAGCACCGTTGGTTGTAACTCTCCCGTGTACCCGTCCGTCGTCCTCAACGTGTTCTATCCAAGAGGATACTTGTGCGTAACGCTTCTGCAGAAGAAGGTACTCAAGGACGAGAACAGCCTCCGGTATGTGTTTGTTTTCCTCAAGCGTCCTCTCGTCCACCTGTGGCCTACCAGACGGTGTGAGTTCCGACCATATCGCACCCTTAGCTTCAAGTCTTTCTGCCACCTGTTGCCTTGAACCGGGATTGAATACCGTAACTTTATCCTTAAGGCGCTTGCCTGTTTTCTCAGAGATCCTTTCTTCAACAGTCGGCGGGAACACCCTCTGGAGTTCTTCCTCGATTTCATACATACGCTCCTTGAACCTAGCGCACAGCGTGTGGCACAGCCGTTGATCTAGTAGCCACCCGTTACGCTCCTGCTCCTGTATGATCCACTGCACACTGTGTTCTAGCTCTATGCTGGCATGAGAAAAACCGTCTAGCCCCACACGTAGCCTGTTGTACACCGCCTCAGTCAACTCTACGTCACGTATGCAGTAGTCAATCATCTGTGGTGTAAGCTGTGACCAATCATCGTGGTCGCCCTTTGCAAACCCTAGGATGTTTCCCCAGTTACGCAACGAGTGTCCACCAGACCTGCTTGGGTCAGCCAGCCTAGACATTACTAGAGTGTCAGCGACCATGCTCCTGTCAAAAGTAAAATTCCAAATACGCTCGACCACAGGAACATCAAAGCCAATTCCGTTGTGGAATATGAATTTAGCTGGCGCTTTACGCGATACATACGCCTTGAAATCTGCTTCATTACAAATCACCTCGCTCTCTAAGTTGTGACGACAGACAGCACACCAGATGGTAGTGGCGTCTAAACCGTCAGTTTCAATGTCACAAAAGACTAAGTTCATTTGTTAACTCTGCTATAGGTAAGTTATAACAGTCGGCTCTAACGATATATCCGTTGTCTCCGTCTTGTTCTCCCTTTTTTAGAAACCTAGCCCTGCTAAAGTAATCATCTTTTTCACAGTCACCTAGTATATATATTGTACCATCTTTCATACATCTTGTGAAGACGTAGAAATCACACTTCTGGTGAGTAGAGGTTGAAGCTATGCTGCAATCGTAATACTTTTTAGGAATGACTGTTGTTCGTTTTGTTTTAACATCTATGGTTTTACCGTTAGACAGTACCATGTCGTAATCTTTGGTTGGTGATCTGTCTATTCCCAGTAAGTCAGCGACAACAATTTCTCCTAAAAACCCTGCGGCGTTGCCTTCTCCTCGTGTTATGCTGTTCCGTATGCTGCCCATTTGTTTAGCCATTTTATGAGCTAGCTGCTTTTGTTCATCTGTAGGAATAACGGTTCTCAAAACTCAGTCTCCGGTGGCGTAGGGTTAGCACACTCGTGGATACGTCCGGTAAACTTGTCGTACCGTAGCCAACATGCGGGTCCAGTTTCTCCAGCGTAGCGGTTCTTGAGTATGCGTACACACGTTGTGTTCCTAGTGTCTTCGTCCTCGTGTTGCTGGTTACGTTCCATGCCTATGACAATATCGGATAGCTGTGCGATAGACTGAGATCCCCTGAGATCCTGTAGGCTTATGCGGCCTCCGTCCTCGTGTGCTGTGCCAGAGGTACGCTTCAGGTGCGACACGAGGAACAGTGTGATTCCTGTCTCTGCCACCAGTGTGCGTAGCTTTGTCATAATCTCGTCTATAGCCTTCCGTTCGTCCCCGTTCTCCTGAGAAGAAACCACGATGGACAGGTGGTCGAGGATGATGTATCGACAGTCACAGGCTTTTGCCATGTGCCGTACTCTTGAAAGAAGCTCGTCGGCTGACGTTGATCCCCAGTGATCAAACAGGTAATAACGTCCAGAACCCATCGTTGCTTCCCAGTGAGGTCTAAGCTCATCAATAGGCGTATCTTCCTCCAAGTGCAGCCGCCTAGATGACGCCACCGACATAATTCCCAGAGCTGTCGTTGCGACATCTTCCTCGAGTGCAAGTACACCGATATTGGCGTCGGTTCGCTGGAGCAAATCGTACTCAAGCTCTCTGATAAACTGGGACTTTCCCATACCACTACCGCTGGTGATAGTGACCAGTTCGTATGGTCTGTGTCCCTTTGTGAGTTCATTGAGTCCGTCCCACGGATACGGTATGCTCTGCACCTGACGCTTGTTTACCAGCGCCTCCCATGTGTCAGCACCAGCGATGATACCGTCTGGCCTGTACACCTTTGCGTCCCACCACGCCTGTGTAAACTCCTGCACCCTGTTAGCCATGAGCATTTCACTGGCGTCCTTGAGAGGCAGACTGCATATCTTCAGCTTGTTGGGACTAAACAGATCCTTGATCTGCTCTACTGCTAGTTCTCCTGCTTTGTCTTGGTCAAAACAAACGACCACGTTATCGTAACCCTCAAGCCACTCTAGCTGTGATTTGATCTCCTTTGATGCGCTAGACGCACCAGACCTGAGGGACACTACGTCGTACTTCTGTCCGAACATCTCGTAGACAGCCATAGCGTCCAGTTCACCCTCAGTAATCGTGACGTACTTCCCTCTGCCACGACACTGCTTCTGACCAAACAGACCCACGTTAGACATTGAGCCTGACGACAGGAAGTCTTTGGTCTTGACGATGCGAGACTTGGCAGCAACTAGCTCGCCTGTGTCTACGTCGTAGTACGGGTAGAAGTGCCGGGCTATCTTACCGTTAGCGTCGTACTCCACCGTGACCTGATACTTACCTACGGTCTTGACGGACAAACGACGCTCTGGTATTCCAGCAACGACACCACCCATGTTTAGGTTACTAGGTGTTGACACCTGTGTTTCCTCTCCTGTTTCACCGTGTACATGGTAACCACAGCCTGTAGAAAAACAGTGGCGACCCCCGTTAGAGTAGACCGCCACGTTGTTCCTACTGCCACACTTGGGACATTCCTCGTGGTGTAGGAATTTAGAGTCCATCAGAAGTCAACAGCTTCTGCTGAAACTTCTGCCTCCTCTAGCACCTTGACTGCCTCCAGATACACAGGAGTACCGTGGACAGGGTGTGCTGGACCTGTCTTGTACTTCAGACGCACACGAGAGTTGTACGGAACCTCACCGTTGTACACGTTGCCTTCGGCGTCGTACATACCGATGGTGTACTTAGACTTAAACTTACGCTGCTTGTTGCCTTCGTAGTCCTTGATCTTGACACCCTGTGCAGACAGTGTAGCCGCATCGTCTTCTGACATGGTGATGGTCATACTAAAAGTACCAGTGTCCTGACCGTTGAACACATCGTGCTTGGTGACGTTTGAGAAGTTCACCACACCTTCGATTACTTGACTTGACATAATGAGATAATCCTCGTTGTTGAAAAAGAGTTCCCGAAGGAACACCTATAGTATACCACAGCCCTCCCCTGTTTTCAACTAGATGTTTACAAAACCGTAATTATTTACAACTTTAATTGATATGTACGCATCCGGGTAAAACTCGTAAGCCTCTTTCAGCGACTGTACTACCTTGAGTACCTCCTGATCTAGCTCTGGCCTCTTATGTGCACCCATGAATGGGATACGCCCTAATTCCTGCAGCGATTGATCTGACTGATGTTCGTACACAATGATAACACAGTCGTACCATAGGTCGTCCTCAGTAACTTTAGTTTCTACTTTAGTTTTTACTGAAGTAGTATCCATTAGTATATATCCTTTAGTTATTAATCTTTAGTAGTTCTTAATACTACTTAAGATGTTATCATAGTTTTCCTGTAATTGCAACACATCATCCTGTGAAATACTACCGTCAATATCTATTGACTCCATGTTATCTAGTTCCCAGTGTGCAGCAATAGATACTGTCAAACATTCTGTACACA